GTGCTCCAAGAAGAAAAATGGGGCGTAAATGTGACCTAACAACAAAGACAGGTAAGATAGAGGCGATAAGATTTACAAGTCAAAAGGATGTTAAGTTAAGACCAATATTAGAGGAATTACCAATTAATGAGGACATAGACGAAGATGGTTCATTCATTGTTGCACTCCCAATGAACATGGATTATTTGTACACAAATGAATTCGGTGAAAATGAATATACAAATGACCCAAATAGAGGAATTCCAACATCATCATGTTATAGATTTAGAATAAGTTTATCGGATGAGGGAATGGAAAAAATTAGAGTTAACGCAGACTACTTGGCACCAAACATTAGAGAATATGAAAATACAATCGGAAACCCATACGAAAAAGAAAAATCGTACGCCTTTTCTATTAATTTTGATGACTACCCACAACACGCGGTAGAAAATTTTATACTTAATTCTACTGATGGTTTTTATTATCCGAGAGATTATTTTTATCGAGTAACATATAACAAGGTTTATACTGTATCATCATTTCAAGGTTCATACTTTAAAGGCAATACATTTACAAAAGATAGATATCTTGGTTTAAAAGAGTTGGTACCTTCAGAAGAGGAAGATTGTGCTTCAAGTGCAGTAACCCCACCGGTAAATTTTGGATTTAAAAATTATACATTTCAATTACTAATTGCGGATGTTTTACTTTTATTTGAACACTTAATAAATTTATTCACATTTCTTTTAACAAATGCACTTGTAAACTTTTTACATGGTTTTGCGGAAGCCGTTGATTTCTTTCCAATAAAAAAATTATCGAAAACAATCCGTAAGGGGGCATATACAATACAGGATGCCACACAAAGAAAATTATATTTAATAAATTATCCTGAATGTGAAGAATGTAATGGTGAAAACGAATTTGGTACATCTCAAGGAGGTGTATCTGAAATTGAATATTGCGAAGTTGGCACAATAAGAATACATGGTTCGAGTGAGGAAACACCTAGAACGGGATTTACAGTATCAAATGATGTTTTTTTCCAAACGAACCCATATACAGGGTCACCCCAACCATGTACAGGGGCAACGTTAATAGTGAACACCACCCAATGTGCAAGAGCACAGGATTTTGTTAATAATCAATCAAACTATGTTTTAACATATACCTCTAATGGTATAACAAATATTATCCCATTAGGAAGTGGAGGTGTACAATTTAATATTGATATTATTTATGACCCAAATCCACCATATGATTGTGCAAGTTATGATTTAACATTTGATGACCCCGGTGGATTCTTTAACGAATCAATTGACTATGATTGTGAAATTAGAGATAAAAATTCACCTGTAAATCCAGCATCAGCAATAACGGCACAACTTGAATCTGAGTGTGATTTATATGATGTTCCATATAATGAAAGCATAGTTTCTAAATATTTTGTTGGTACGGGTAGAACACAATACAATCCGGGTTCTTTACCGGCAGGCGCAGACATCTCCGCAACTAGAATATCAGATAGAGATTATTTTGGATTACCAACTTCATATGAAGGTTTATCGTTCTCACCAAATACACCGGCAGACGGTCCTAACTCTGGTGGGTCCTACGCGTTTTCGGAATTTAGTAACGGAGTGTTTTATTTTATACCCGGAACACAAAGCGCCACTAGAATATTTTCAATTCTTAAAGAATACAGAAGAAGAAAAAGAGTTGGTACAATGTTCTGTGGAGGAATTGTTAATTATGGATTCTTAGATAACTGGTTAAGCGGTTCATTATATTTCTTTCAATTCAAAGCTAAAGTTAAATGGGATGACGAAAAGGCATTAGATTTAAATTATGGTCGTACAAATTACTGCGAAGATTTAGTTCTATATAAAGTAAAAGAAGAGACTACCGGTTTTCCTGTAAAAAGATTTTATTATCGTTCTACGTTATCAAACTCATCAGGAACATTCATTGGTGAAACATATAATAGCACATTTAAAAGACTTGGTCATCCGACCACATTAGTTGATTTAGGACCAAGAGATGAATTTATTAGAGAAATATGTACTGACCCAACACTTGACCCAAATTGCTCGGTCGTAAGGTCTATTGGACCATCGTCATTTCAAAGTTTTGGAGAACTATTAGGTTTAGTTATAAATTATAGAATGGATACCGAAGACGATGGAAATTTTAGTCTTGATGAATTTTTCGATAACGATGGATTCCAAGATTCGGGATTTGGTAAAAAAGTTTTAGATGGAGATATATTACAATTGATATCAATTAATAATGAGGTGGGTATTGAAGAATTCAATCTTCAAAGTCCAAAATACCTTGGTTATTCATATCAAATTCTTGACCCCGAAACTTATCCTGCGGTATTCCAGAACGGAAGCAACCCCGATGTTTGGGGACCAACACCGATAACATTTGATTTTGATGAGGATGGTCAAAGAGTTCGAGCTTGTCTAAATGAACCTGGTAGATTAACAGAATCATCTCAAAACGTTCCATTCTTTTTATGGAATAAAGGCGGAACAGGTTTTGGACCATATGACAACGGCACTAAAGATGACCAATCGTGGGATTATGAAATTATCCAATCACAACCATTACAGGGTATGACATATGGATATACATTGACCGGTGGAACAAATGACCCATCAGACAAATACTTGTTATTACCAATGACTTATACATATAGTGGATTATCAATAACAGGTTTGAACGTAACAAATAGTGTTGAATTTGATGTTGTTGAAGCGTCAGTAACAGATAACCACACATCATATGATACACAATACCCCGGCTTTACTTATTTATGGGTTACAGGTGGTACTATCACAACACCAACCGCGGGTATATTATATACGAGGTACGGCACAGCGGGTACTTGGCACACGTTAAGTTGGAATAGCGGTATGGATTTTATCATTAGAAAAACAGAAGATTATTATTCGGGTTTTAAACAGATTTTATCTACACCATTCCAATTTTATTTTGGATTAAGACCCGGCAATACTGGCGTTGATAAATTTATAAAAAGATTTGGTCCTTTAGGAGCATTTCCCGCATCTGAATAATGGAAAAGAAAAGAGTCATATTACCAACTAAAAAATTCTTCGGAGCAATTAATGAAGATTTGAGTCTAAAAATAAATTTAGATGAAAGTAAAAATTTGCTTAGAGAAGGTGATAGAACAATCATTCTTGACACATCAATACTTTTTGCAAAAGAGAGAAACGAAAGTCCACATTATAAAATACATGGAAAACTTAAAATGGTTTTCAGAAATTTGTATAGTGGAACTACGGGATATCAACCATTAAAGAAGAATTTATATTTAGTTTTTGATGATGGTAATCAGTTTGATGGGTTTTTACCATACAATGAATTTGCATTTTTAAGAGATGATGTTAAAAGAGAAACCAATGACCCTATTTCCACAAGTGTACTTTCAGCGTTTACTCAAAATATAGTAGTAACTGGACAAACAGACCATGTTGAGGTTACACCAATAACAGCACCATTTCACAATTGGAATATTTGTTTATCATATATCTATTCGGGTGACCCATCTCATCAAATGAAATATACATTGAGTGGTAATACTGTCTATAGTTTTACTGCTCAAGATGGAATACCATTTAGAGTTACAGAAGACAGGTCGTCATATTATCTAACAAGTCCGGTTGAGCATGGTATTAGTAAGGGAGAATATGTTGTGATATCAGGAGGTACATTAAATAACACAGTACCACAGTCGGGAAGAACATTTTCGGTTGTTTCGGTTGGTAATGAAAAGTTTAATTCTGAAAATTATGTTTTAGAAATAAGCAAATCAGAAGTTCCATCAGGTACTACGTTGTCTACGGTTGTTCTTGGTAAAAGATGTATTAACAGAAACAGATTAACTGAAACAATTTCAACATATTATGTTCATAAACATAAAGTGTTAACCATGGGAGATGCCTTTATTTTAGATAAGATTGGTTTTGAATCTTCAGTTTGGGAAAATGAAAAGAAATTAGTATTTGAAAATAGTGTTGGAGATAATGATGTATTGGTTGTAAGAAACAGAATGGAATCATTGGTTTATGATTTTAAACAACCATTTACTTTAACAGGTCTAACAAATAATCTCGGATACCTACCAACTGATGTGTATGTGTCTATTGTTTTTAAAAACAAAAACGGATATTTTGATTATCCCTATAAAGTTGGTTATAAGTTTAATTTCCATGATACATGGATTGACCAACATTTTAGTGGAACAACGTCGTTAGAAACATCGGTACCTTATGGTACGTTTACAAAATCAGGAAATACTTTTATTTCTGGTGGTACGATTACGACAGGTACAACATTAACGGGTGCATTTATAGAATATAATAGGTCAGAATTAAAAGAAAGAGTTGTTAGTGAAGCATATCATAAGATTACATCACCAACAACAATATTCGACCATAACCAAGATGACCCCACATCATATTCGGGAGCGTCGGAAAATAATAAATTTGGTATATACTATCAACCACATCATAGAGTGAAACTTAGGGAATTATCTCCTTATGTTGAGACATCTACAACAAATCAAATATATGGGTTACCACAAAATGCTAAGTATTTCTCAGAAGAGTCTTTATGGAAATGGAGAGATGTTTACGACCATGGGTTCATAGACCCAGAGGGATTTGGTACAAACTATCCTTACATTAACAATATTCATTATGTAAAAAATGATATTAATTTCTATTTACGTAATGAACAACAATATACCAATAAAAAAGATGGAAATTATAAAATAAAAAGATTTAAGTGTTAAAGTGGAATTAGTTAGAAGAAATATTGACCAAAATTTAATTGTAGACCCGACTCAAAATTTTAAAACTGATTTGGGGTGGACTGAGTCTGCTGAAATCATGGAAAAAGAAATTCTTTATCAGATTATTAACCCAATAGAGAATTATGAGACGGTAAGATACATACATAAACCATACACAAATGTTAGTGGATTTAGTCAAACGGACATTTGGTTCTACTTTTATTTTGGCGATTATCAGTATAATAATTCAAACCCCACAAATCCAATTATTACGGGTGTGACGTTTAAACAAGATTATCAGTTAATGGATATAACATTACAAGAAAATGCTTTAATGTTAAAACAATCAACTGAAAGTTTTTTTAGATTAGAATTTTATAAAACACCAAATGATGTTGCACCTAACAATACAAATAAAAGAATGGTTTTTGCTAAAAATTTAGCACTTCCATTGGGTGAAAAAATATTCTATACAGGAACAACATCGGGTTCAACAATACCGATGAATGACTATATATACTTCCCTGTCTTTATGGGTTCAAATTATAGAAACAAAGAGAATATGTATTTCTTTTGGTTTACGGACGATACGCCATTTGATGAAACAACTTTGACGGGAAATACATTTTACATGACCGCCAAATTTTATAACGCAAAGACAAGTGAAATTTTTGATTTTACAAATAAAACAAAGACACCTAACGGTACAATTGTCGAAGAAAATGACTTATACTATAAAGTTGTAATTGATAGGAGCGATTTCTCATATCAAATATTTCGATTTAATGGTTCTGTTGGTTCAAGAATAGGTGAAACAAATGACCCAATAGTTTTTTATGAAAAATTCTTATAAAATATTAAGAAAGAACATTCCAAATGTTAGACTACATTCTCTTAGTGGTCAATTTTGGTACGACTATTTTGGTAATTGGGTCCCATGGTCAGGTTCTACGACATTACCTCCTGACTCAGGAGATGTCGTCTATAATGTTACAGGTAGTCTTGCAACAGGATACTATAAGTGGACAGGTAGTGCGTGGTCTTCGATAACTGAAGCAACTGCTGTAGGTAGTCACGATGTTCCACTATTTTTAGAATCGTCAGTTGATGAAATGGGGGTAATGGTTGGGTTTGATGGATATATGGAACAAGTTGAACAAATATGTAATTTTTCATACACTCAGACAGGAAACACTGTTCAGGTTTATAATACGGTGGATTCAACCAAGGTATCTGAAATACACACAGTTAACTTTACTGTTGATTGGGGGGATACCACAACATCAACATTAACAACTCACACCGGAACCACCCTTAACTCATCAACCAAGACATATGGAACCACGGGAGTAAAAAACATATCAATTTCATTAAACACGCCTTGGTTAAATTTTAAATTACAAAAAAAGGTAACTGTACCCGCAAACGTAAGTGTTCCTGACCCATTAGGTTCATTGACTGGGTTTACCATTCCTTATACAAACATAACAGGTCAGACGTTGAATTATATTAATAATCTTGACCACACAACCACAACGGGAAATACCACTTTTACATATGCAGCAATTGGAAATAGTAGAATTGACGAAAAAAAATTATATGGTTCAAACACATATAGTGGAGTAACTACCGGAACCCTATCCGGTGTAACCTTTAGTGCATATACGATAGACAATCTATATTATATGGATTTCTCTGATGGAGTTACAACGATTACAGGCACAACAACGGGATTTACAAAGGAAGAGGTTATAAATTATGTGTTAACCAGAAATGAACACTTTTTAGGTTTTATAGACGAACCGACCATATTTTCTGATTTATTTGTTGAAAGGGGTAAACAGGGTGTAATGGAAAAAATACTTAGGTTAACTGAAATAGACAATACAGGGGAATTAGATATCTATGGAAATGGGTATTTTAACATAAGAAAACAATAAAAATTATATTTATTAATAAAAAATCATGGCAGTAGGTAGTTACGGAATAATAAGACCAGCAGATGTATCACCCGAGGATGTAGAAATATATTATCACTACGTTTCAGGTAGAACAAATAGTGCAACTGCAACCCTAAAAAGGTTAAGTTCGGCAGATGTTTTAACCCCTGTTTTTCACAATTCAAATACAACTGATGATGCTGCAGCACCAAACGTTGAGATTTTGGGTGGTATGTACAACTTAAAGTTAGCTTCTTCAGATTTCTCTGAATTGGGAATTTATACCCTACATATCAGACCTAAACAGATACGTACAACAATCACGGATTGTGGTATTTTGGCGTCATTACCTTCTGTTAGGGGTTTGGTTATTGATTTAAGTAATGTACCAGCGGCGGATAGGAATAAGTTTACTCCACAAGGTTTGGTTGGTTATAGAATAGAATACATTAACACGTCGGACAATAAGAAAATAGCCAACTTCTACAGAGTTGTGACCTCTTCATTTTATTGTACCCCAATCGTATCCAACTTAACAAGTACTTCACAAAAAGCTATTAGATATCAATATAGTGAACAAGCAACAAATTTGATGTTTTTGACTGTTACACCATCTTCAGCACCATCAAATAAACCAAATACAGTTCCGTTTATTGGTACACCATCACAAAAAATTATTTTAACAAATACATTTTTTAACCCAACAACAATTGAGGTTGAAATGGTTGAACACGATGCGAGTACATTGGCTCACGCATTGTATGGTAATCAAACTAAAGCTGTTTCACAAGGTATCTACACCATTTATGACAATAATAATAACATATACAAACAGTACAATCTTTACGAAGTCAAAGACGAATTTAATGAGACATTATATGAAGTTCGTGAAGAAAGGACTGATATAGATGAGACACTAAACTTTGATACGATTACCGAATAATGGCGAAAAGAAAGGTACCAAGTCAAGCGCCAAGTGGAGCGGCAACATTTAATGATAATCTTGTTGGTAGACAAATTACCAACGGAAGTTCAGCGCTTGTCAACACCTCATTTGACATTGATAAAACTATACCTGATAAAGATTCTAAAAGTTTTAGAAAAAATCCATTTTCTGAGTTTCTTACTTTAGATAATATCAAAAAAGAAGACACTCAAACTGACGTAACAACTCAACAACCTACAAGTTCTGCAGCTAAAAGAAGTAAATCGATAAGATTTCGTAACGATAAACGAAATGCGGATAAGTCTTTATATGGTTCTTTAAGAGAAAGAATCTTGGTGTCAATTACCAAGATTATAAAAAAATTCCCCGCGGCTTTACAAGTAATTGCAGATAGTCCTATCGGTGTGAATTTATTCTCCGCGTTTAATATTTCATATAGTAATAGTTTAAACAGAACAACATTCACAATTCAGTTAAGTAAAGTTTCAAATCCATTTGGAATTATTTTATCTGAACCAAATAGTGCGATTAAACCGACAAGTGAAAATGAATTAAGAAATCTATATTCATCATACAACAAGTATGTTTTGTATGTAAATGGTGAGTCATACCCTATATTTCAATATACTGAACCAAATTCTTCAAATGAAATAGTTTTTGTTGTAATTGGTCAGCCATTCACAGGTTCTACAAGTACAACAAACTTTATTATCAAACCTAATGATGGTATTGTTGAAGAATTTTACAATGGATTGGATGATGTTGAATCTTCATTACTCAATAGAGACACAAGTCCAATATATACATCAAATTTTAGAATTCCGAGAGATAGTCCTGATGGTTCAAAGGTTACAATGCAAAACGTTGAGTTTAGCTGGCCAACATTAGGAGATGGTTGGAACATACAAATTTATGGTCTTGACTATGAATTATATGTACAAAGTTTAAAAGATGTTTGTGATGAGATTGATACATTTAAATCAAACACAATTGTTAGATTTTTAACATCACCACAATTATTAGAATTTGATACCGCAGACCAAAGAGCTCAAAGTGTATTCCAACTTTACGGACAAAGTTTTGACCAAGTAAAAAAATATATAGACAACATTGCTTACATGAGAAATGTAAGTTATGATGGTATTAATAACTTACCTGATATTTTATTAAAGAATTTATCTGAGAATCTTGGTTTATCAACTACAAATCTATTTGATGAAAAATCATTGGACGATGTATTATATAGTCGTTTAGATTCGTCTTATGGTGGAGTATCTACCGGTTTTAATTTAGTTGATGCTGAACATGAATTTTACAGAAGATTATTAGTTAATCTTGCATATATCTTTAAATCAAAAGGAACAAGAGCATCTATTGAGTTCTTCTTAAAATTCTTAGGAGCTCCCGAACCATTAATAAAAATTAATGAGTATGTCTATCAAGTAACATCAATTCCTGCAAGTTTTGATTTAGAACAAGACATATATGATGTTATTGCCGGAGAAAAAACTTTTATAACGGGTCAATTTAATACAACAGGGTACACATATACTAAGATTACCACTACTGGTTCAACAGGATTTGATAGAGAAGGTTATCCTGTTGACCCTGATACAGAATTACCAAGAAAAGCTTTTAGTCTTACTGAAGATATTTTCTTCCAAAAGGGTGCGGGATGGTATGATATTACATTAGACCACCGCTCACCAACGATTATAGATACCGAAAACTCAATTCTCACTGGTAGAACAAAAACAATTAAAACAAAAAATAAACCTTTTACTTATGGTGAGGATTATTTTAACGTGTTTAGAAAACTACCCGGATTAGATACGGGTTATGGTTTACAAACAGATATTGACAATACAAAGGCTCACGATGTATTGGATGGTTCGTCTTTAATTTTGAATAGAAAGAATATTAATATTCATATCTCAGCATCAAACGCGATTAATTTTGATTTATTTAGAAAAAGTAGAGATTTAGAAATTTCATTCGGTTCAACAAATTTATTAGCGCCACAAACAGGAGTAACGTTTGCACAATTCACAAACAATTTTATTCACAAAGTAATAAAGAACTCTCATACAATTAGATATAAAAAGAATTATATTGTTCTTGAAGATATCTATAGAGATTATTTTTCTCAAACCTCATTCAAACCATATACGTTTATTGATGCGGCTGAATTTGTAAATAAAATCAGCCCTTATTGGGTTCAATTAGTAGAACAATTGGTTCCTGCAACCACATTATGGACAGGAGGTAATCTTATAGAAAATAATTTATTTGGTAGACCGAAATATCCATACATATTTGATTGCCAACCAATGGAATTTATCGAGGATTTATATCCCGATTTTGAAACCGCAATTGAAGAGGACCTTGAAACCTTACTTGGTGAAGAAAATAATTTTAGAGGATTAATCAATTTGACCGGTGTAACATACTATCCAATAATCGAAATTGATGGAATCATTTATGGTGGACCATCTTATACAGGTTTAACAACAGGAATGACTGTTGTGGTTAGCGGTACATCAAATACAACAAATAGTGCCAAGTTATATGACCCATTCCCAATGACGGGATGTACAGACTTAGTGAGTAACGACCCTGTAAATCTTGCACTTATTTGTGATTACAAAGATTATTTGGAACCTGATATTGTTAAAATTAAACAACTATGGGTTGCAGCATTGAGCAATCTCATTGGTTCAATAACAATATCAAGATATAGTTCAGGTTACTATGCGTATGCACCATTCACAGGAACAACCGGACAAACATATGTAACCGAAACTTTACCAATGGTGAGTTATGAAATCTTCACAGATGAAAATGGTGAAGAAATGATTAAGTTTTCATCCATAAAATATGGTATTGGGGATTGTTCAGTAAAAGATTATTTTGATTATAGATTTGAGGCGGATTATCAAACAATAAAATCAAACGATAGATTAAGTGTACAAGTTAGTGGTAATGGTGAATTTTATTGTGAAGAGCCAGCATCGTGTATTATGATTAGTGACATCTATATTGATGTTATTGGTGCTCAATTCGGGGTTCAAAAAAATCACACATGGCCGTTTTACATTTATGCAAATTGTACAAGTGGTCATAGTCAAAACGCTGACGTTTATATTGAAAAAGTTGCAGGGTACGATTGTAAATTTAAATTAACCGGAGTTACTGAATTTGATATAATAGACTTTAATATTATTGATGCCGCAAACAACGAAGTCAAATTCAAGATAGAAGGATTACAAGCTAAAATAGAACACGACCCATGTCCAATACCAAGTGGAAAGAGTCACACAGAACTATTTGTACTTCAAGGATATCAAGGTTCAAATACTATATCTGAAATATCGGGAGCAACGTTTTGTGACAATTATACCGGGTACACCATTCAACCAAAAGTTGAATATAAATCAAACTTTAATTATGGTTTAAAAGATAGTTCAATAGTTTTAGTTGTTCCTTCAGGTTTAACAATTAATAGTTCAACAACAAGTTCACAAATTAATTCATATATAACAGGTAGTACGATTGTAGAAAAATCCGTATATGATTTACAAGTAGGTGAATATATTTTAAGTGCAAATTATCTTCCTTGTTCAGGATTCACAAATCAACAATTCCAAAATGCACCTCAAAGTGGATATTCATTTACGTATTCGTATGAAAAACTTTTAGTTACTGATAAAGAATGTCTCGGTTCGGTTAAGAAAAACAGAATTACAGGTGAAACATCAACAAGTAGTATTGAAATATTTGAAGTTTTACCAACAACTCAATTAAGAGTTTATACAAATAAATTTATTGAGAATTTTGGTTCTGTAACTAATGGAACATATCACTTTGATGATAGATTCCCCGAAGAATTACAAATAAGACCGGTTGATTTCATTGAACCTTGCTGTGACCATTCTGAAGAATTATATGACAAGGGAGATTTTCTAATTAACCAATATGGTTATCCAATTGAAGTGTTGGCGGTTGACCTCAACTATTGTGATACTGGTTTATATTTTAACTTAAATGTTCAAAAAAATGGTTCACCATTGACTGATACATTTATTGTTGTATTTGATGGTAATTCAAATGAACAGATTTTGATGAAACATCAATACAATAAACATCCAAATATTGATTTTGATTTAGGTCAATATTATAGTGACCCTGTACATTGTGCAACATCACCAAATAATAATGATTTATCTGAATCACCATTTGATTGCGTTCCATTTGCCACAAACACACCAACACCAACCAGCACACAAACACTAACACCAACACCTACTGTTACTTCAACAAGTACTCCAACATTAACAAACACGAATACGTCCACACCCACTAGTACCCCAACGGTAACTCTTACATCCACACCAACTGTTACTTCAACAAGTACTGAGACGCCAACTAATACGCCAACACTAACATCCACAAATACACCAACATTAACAAGTACGAGTACATTAACAGACACCCCGACCCCAATTCCCACAACTACAAGTACATCAACACCTACATTAACTGAAACGCCAACATTGACGGCAACAAATACACCAACGTTAACCGAAACACCAACATTAACTGCGACTAATACCCCAACTCTTACAGAGACCCCAACATTAACCGCAACCAATACCCCAACATTAACAGAAACTCCTACATTAACGGCAACAGAAACCCCAACGTTAACAGCTACAAATACACCAACGTTAAGTGCAACCAACACACCCACATTAACAGAGACACCCACACTTACCCCAACAAATACACCAACTCTTACCGATGTATTAGATGGGGCAATCTATTGTATTGATGTTACAATGAGTAGTGCGTGTTCTTGTCAAAATTCTATAACAATTTATGCACAAGACGATTTATCTGTTGGTGAAATATTATATGAAGATAACACAGCAACAAACCCATACACGATTGCAGATTTACAACTTATCACAAATTCGACATCAACTACCTTCTATGTAAACCCACCAAGCACTTCAATATTATTTGTTGTTGAAGATAATGGAAGTGGTTTAGCAATTGCAAATAGTTCAACAGATTGTCCAACACCTACACCAACAGCAACTGTTACCTCAACAAGTACTCAAACACCAACTCTTACATCAACAAATACCCCTACATTAACGGAAACGCCAACATTAACAGCTACAAATACACCAACATTAACGGAGACCAATACACCTACGTTAACCGAAACTAGTACTCCAACATTAACAGCAACAAGTACCCCAACATTAACATCAACTAATACACCTACGGTAACTGAAACCAGTACACCTACATTGACAAGTACGAGTACTCCGACATTAACTGCAACTGCGGGTGAAACATCAACCCCAACCCCGACACAAACTTTAACGGAAACCCCAACGTTAACCGCAACTAATACACCAACGTTAACGAGTACAAGTACCGCCACAAATACGCCGACGTTAACTAGTACGAGTACTGCAACGGAAACGCCGACGTTGACGGCGACTAATACCCCTACGTTAACTGAAACGCCAACATTAACCTCTACTGAGACACCAACATTAACAAGTACGAGTACATCAACGGAGACCCCTACACTTACCGCAACTCAAACACCGACATTAACTGCGACTAACACACCTACATTGACGGAGACTCCAACCTTAACTACAACAAATACACCGACATTAACGAGTACAAGTGCGGCAACCAACACACCTACGTTAACATCAACCTCTACTCCAACTTTAACTTCAACAGAGACACCCACACTCACACCAACTAATACACCAACGTTAACCGAAACACCAACATTAAGCTCCACAAGTACTCCAACGTTAACAGAGACACCAACATTAACCTCAACTGAAACTCCAACCCTTACAGCAACTAATACGCCCACATTAACGCCGACCAATACTCAAACACTAACTGAAACCCCAACATTAACACCAACCAACACTCCCACATTAACATCTACAAATACACCAACAGAGACACCTACACTTACTGCCACAAACACACCAACTTTAACAGAAACGCCAACATTGACGGCAACAAATACACCAACGTTAACCGAAACACCAACATTAACTGCGACTAATACTCCAACATTAACTGAAACACCTACACTCACACCAACTAACACACCAACCCTTACCGATGTATTAGATGGTGCAATTTATTGTATTGACACAACAATGGTGGATGCTTGTTCTTGTCAAAATTCTATAACAATTTATGCACAGGATAACCTATCAGTTGGTGAAATTTTATACGAAAATAATAGTGCCACAAATCCTTATACAATAAGTGAATTACAAACAATAACAAACTCGGCGGCAACTACATTTTATGTAAATCCTGCTGGTAGTTCTGTTGTTTATATTGTTGAAGACAACGGTAGCGGACTATCTATTGCAAATAGTTCAACAGATTGCCCAACACCAACCCCGACACCTACTTTAACTTCAACAAATACACCCACATTAACTGCAACTAATACACCAACACTAACTAGTACGAGTACTGCAACAAATACTCCTACTCTTACCGCAACAAATACCCCAACCTTAACTGAAACTCCAACACTTACAGCCACAAATACACCAACGTTAACAAGTACAAGCACTGCAACAGAGACTCCAACGTTAACGGCTACAAATACACCTACGTTAACTGAGACTCCGACACTTACAGCAACTCAAACACCAACACTAACAAGTACAAGTACCGCAACCAATACACCAACTTTAACATCAACTAATACTCCAACATTAACTGAAACCCCAACACTTACGGCCACAAATACACCTACTTTAACATCAACTAGTACCTCAACAGAAACTCCAACGTTAACGGCCACAAATACACCAACATTAACTCAAACACCTACGTTAACAGCAACAAATACCCCAACATTAACATCAACTAGTACCGCTACTGAGACCCCTACATTAACCGCGACCAACACTCCTACTCTAACATCAACAAATACACCAACACTTACAGCAACAAATACACCTACTTTAACTAGTACACCAACACTTACAGCTACAAATACTCCAACACTAACTAGCACAAGCACTGCAACAAATACACCAACACTTACTGCTACAAGTACTCCAACACTAACTAGTACACCAACACTAACACCAACGACTTTTGCATCTTGTTATAAAGATGTAGTTATAAATTTCATACAAGATGGACTTATAGGTTATACACCTTGTTGTGGTGGAGACGCGAGCAAAAGTATTCAACCTGGACTACAAACAATAACTGAATGTGTTGTATATGGTTCAATTTATGAGATTAGTGCGATAATAGAACAACCTATTGATTATTTAACAGGTTCACCTTGTGACTGCCCAACTCAGACACCAACTCCAACTCAGACACAAACACCAACATTAACTAGTACAAGCACCGCAACCAACACCCCTACATTAACCGCAACAAATACACCAACACTTACAGCCACAAATACACCAACACTAACATTAACATCAACTGATGAATCATATTGTCCATTTGCACTTGCTGAGGTAACTACACAAAATAGTGATGATGTCAACATAAGCGAAGTTAAATTCAATTCTGCGAATATAACTCACTCAAGTGGTGCTAATTTCCCGATTGGGCAAAGTGATGGGGTTGGGTTCTTCACATCCAATATTAATGGTTCAACTGTAGAGGTTGAAATTGTCTATGGTCCGTGTTTACCTGGACAAAATATTACCATTAATTATGTCGGTGGTACACAATGTTTTTATCCGTTGAATGAGTACGGAGGTACAATTGTTTTTTATGATGTGAATATACCTTGCGATTCAACTGTGTACATAACCGCCGCTATTGGACCGTGTTAATAAAATGAATAAAAGTATTTATGATATAATATGGGATTAAATGTTCGATTATATAATATAGTTTCAGATGGACCTTATACCATAAGGTATAAAAGTGGTGCAAATCCTTGGCCTGAATATGATAATACAACATTCACATTACATGCAAGTGGTTTAACCTCATCTACTGTTGAAATTTCGGGATTAACATTTGATACCCAATATTGGATAAAAATGATTGACCAAACAACAGGTCGTTACATTATAAAAAACATTTATACAAATGATAGTAAAGCATTTTCGTGTTATGACACAATATGCTTTAGTGTTGATGTTACATGTTTATTAAGCGGTACACCAACCCCAACACCAACCACAACAACCACAAGTACCCCAACCACAACAACCACGAATACACCAACTGTTACATTAACAAATACTGCAACATCGGGTACAACGCAAACCCCAACTCCGACTATAACCCTAACTAATACACCTACTTTAACTAATACACCTACGATAACTTTAACCAGTACACCAACACCTACTACCACAAATACCCCTACTTGTTTTTACAAAACTTGGATAATTCAAGATTGTCCGGGAGGAACTGCAAGCGGACCAATTTGTACATGCGTTGGACAAGTACCAAAAACAGTTTATACAGATTGTAATGTTACAGATTTAACAGACTTACTTACTGAAATTTTTGAAAATACAGGATTAACTAACCCATATACCGGTGATTTTTCAATGGGAGGAAACATTTGGAACTCATCAGGTTCAGGTGTCACTATGGTGTGTGAAGTGGGTG